AAAGCCGGAGGGAAGATCGCGAAGCGCGTTAAAAGGCGCGCGGTCAAGCCTCGCGCCAGAGGCTTGCGGGGACGGGGGCAGAGCCCCAGCGGGTCAAGGGCAGAGCCCTTGCAGGGTTTGGGGCGGAGCCCCATTCGGCGCGATAGCGACGACCGGCGCTGCACAAGTGACCGGTAGGGCGCAAAAGCAGGAAATCACATCCCCGGTAACGGGGACAAGCAAAATGCAGCGCCGGAAAAAGTAGTCCTCCTGCACTCGCAGGAAAGAGCGATAGCGATTTTCCGTTCGTAGAACAACAAAGCGGCAGCGCAAACAAGCGACAGCGATTTTCCGTCCCTTAGCAAACCACGCTATAGCACAGGCAGGCGAAAGCAGGAAAGAGCGACAGCGGTTCTACGTCCGGCGATGAAGAAAGCCGGGGGCATACAGGCGGGGCCGGATATCAGTGGCAGGAGAGGCAGTGAACGACTAAAGAGGAGGATAATATGTTGAGGAAAAAGAAAAATCATAAGGCGGAGCGGGGTGCGTTTCCGGCGGAAAGACAGGTGTTCAAGCTGGCGCCGGGATACAGCAGCTTTGAGAGCGAGTTCTATGAGGCGTTGAGAGCAGAGGTGCCGATATTGGACGCCTGCTTCGGGAAGATCGAAAGACTGACAAACGATTTCCGGCTGATAAGCGGGGAGAAAAGAGCGCAGGCCGGGCTGGACAGGTTCTCGGAGAATGTAAAGGTGGGTGTGTCGGGAAGATCACTGATGACCTTTGCGGACTTGTACCTTGATACGCTGCTGACCTACGGCAGGGCGCTGGGGACTATCGGCATCGACCGGAGAAGCAGAAGGATCAAGGGCGTGAATATCGCCGATCCCACATTATTCAAGGCCGTTAGGGGACGTGACCCCTTTGATGTAAAATTCAAGCTCAATGCAGGAGAGAGGGAGGTGAAGCTGCCCGATGAGTCCAAATGGTTCTATACGACTCTGAACCCCTCGGTGAAGCACCCGGACGGTGTATCGCTGTTGAGAGGCATACCGGCACTGTCGGAGATACTGATGAGGATATATGAGTGTGTGGGACAGAACTTCGACAGGGCGGGCAACGTGAGATACGCGGTGACCTATAAGCCCGCCAATGAGGCGGAAATGGCCTTTGCGGCAGAGAGAGCAGGCCAGATCGCCAAGGAGTGGTCGGAGGGAATGGCAAGCGCAAGGAGCGGCGCTGTCAAGGACTTTGTGGCTGTGGGCGATGTGGATATCAAGGTCATCGGCGCGGATAATCAAGTATTGGAAACACAGGTGCCGGTGAGACAGCTGCTGGAGCAGATGATCTCGAAATTATCAATACCCCCTTTTTTACTGGGACTCAACTGGTCAAGCACTGAACGCATGAGTTCACAGCAGGCAGACATCCTCACCAGCGAGCTGGAATATTACAGGCGGCTTATAAGCCCGGTGCTTAGGAAGATAGGAGAGGCTTATCTCAGGCTGGAGGGATATGGCTGCGGCTGCACGGTGGAGTGGCAGAACATCAACCTCCAGGACGAAGAGGCATTGGCAAAGGCCAGGTTCTATAACGCACGGGCGGCAGTGCTGGAAAACGGTGTGAAGGGAGGAAACTGAAATGGATACGGAATTTGTTTTTGACGAGGGTGAGCTTGAAAAGGTCAACAGGTTCACAAGGAGCGACGTCACGGCGGAGGAGGTCTATGCGTTCCCGGTGGTTTTGTGTGACAACGAGATCGACAGGGACGGCGAGAGGTTCTCGGTGGAGACGCTCAAGCAGCTGGCGGAGCTGTTCGTGGGGAAAACGGGCATCTTCGACCACGACCCGAAGGGCGGAAATCAGACGGCAAGGATCTATGAATGCGAGGTAAGGCAGGACGCGGAGAGGGTGACCTCCTGCGGGGAAGTATATAGTTTTTTGTACGCTAAGGCTTACATGATGAGAACGGAGGGCAACCGCGATCTTATCACGGAGATCGAGGGAGGCATCAAGAAGGAGGTATCGGTAAGCTGCTCTGTGGGCAGGAGGATATGCTCGGTATGCGGAAGCGACAGGGAGGAGAACCCCTGCGGGCACATCAAGGGCAAAAGCTACGGCGGCGTTATATGCTGTGACATACTGGAGGAAGCATCGGACGCTTATGAATGGTCGTTTGTGGCGATACCTGCGCAGACGGAGGCGGGAGTGAAGAAGCACTTCGGCAGTGAGGGAAACGATGACACGGCTGTATTGAAGGCTGAACTGGCGCGTGAGCGGGAGGTCAGCGGAAGAGCGTGTGATCTGCTCAAGAGGGAGATCATGGCGCTTAGCTTTATGGTAAGGCCGATCATGGCGGTAGAGGTCGTGAAGGCGCTGACGGAGAAGATGAGCTTTGACGAGCTGGAGGCGCTGCGCGGGAGACTGAAGGCGCAGTGCGTACAGGACGAAGCCGACGGCGGGGAGCTGTTCGGTGAGAGGGTCAAGGGCAGTGCAAACGGGCAGTTCAAGCTCTGAATGCCGGACGGACAAGACATCTGAGGCCTCCGGCGAGAGCGAAGGCTCTCTCACCCTGCCGGGGGCTGATGAGGGGAGTATAATACAGCGGAAAACTATAATCAAAAAAGGAGAAATGAAAATGTACAACAACATCAAACTTGACAAGGGACTTTATTCGATCACCGGCAAAAGCTTTACACAGGCGCTTAGCCAGCTTGACCCGGACGAGAACTATGCCGGCACCGAGCTGGCGGGACTGGATGCTTTTGAGAGACAGCTGAAAAGATTTGACATCAAGCTTTCCGGCGAGAACTGCGACATGGTGGAGAAGTTCTTCGTAACGCAGGAATCGGCGGTGCTGTTCCCGGAGTATGTAAGAAGAATGATAAAGCAGGGCATGAACGAGGCCTCGATCATCGGGGACATCGCGGCGGCCTCGACCTACACTGACGGGCTTGATTTCAGAGGGCTGACGGTGACTGTCAGCGGAAATGACAGCGGTGTATCACAGGGCGGAAACCTGCCGCAGACCACTGTAAGACTGGCAAACGCGGCCTCGGAGCTGACAAAGTTTGCAAGAAAGCTCAACTGCAGCTATGAGTCGATCAGAAAGCAGAGGCTGGAGGCCTTCGGAGTTATTCTGAAGGGGCTGGGTGCGCAGATCTCAAGAGCCGTGAACAAGCTGGCGGTGACTGCTCTTTCAAGCGGAGTTACTCCGAGCAGCATAAGCGGAGACAGCATCACATATGCTGATCTGGCGGCATTCTGGGCCTCGATCGGGGACTATGACATGAACGTTATGGTCTGCGGGCCGGATGTAATGGCGGAGATACTGGGTCTGGACGAGATGAAGCTTTGCGTATCCGACTTCATGAGCAGCGGAAGGGTAAAGACACCCTACGGTGTGACGATCGTAAAATGCTCGGCTATCACTGACGGCAGGATCATCGGAATCGACAAGACCTGTGCCGGTGAAATGGTTTACGGCACTGACATCGTGGTGGACTATGACAAGCTGATCTCGACACAGTGCGACGAGATCGCCTGCTCGGTGACGGTAGGCTTTTCAAAGCTGATAAGCGGGGCTGTAAAGGTACTGAACACCATGTCTTGATAAAACGCAGGAGGCATATCTGCGGGGGCGCTGCGGCAGGCGGCGCCCTTTGCGGGATATGACTGCTTCGGGGAAGGAGGAATAGCAATGGCTTCGATAGACATTGACCATGTGACCGAATTTTTTACAAGGATATGCGGCATCAGCAGTGCGGCGGGCTACACCGATCTGATCTCGCGGGCGGCGGTGAGGATAATCAACTCGCTGACGGTGACGGAGCTGTCGCCGGGGCAGGCGGTATGCTGCGAATATGCGGCGGCCTGTGAGGCGGCTTATGAATACGCGCTGGAGGAGGCGAGTCATGAGCGGCCTGTTATGAGCGAAACCGGAAGGGTCATGAAGAGGAGCGCGGAGGCTGTGACTGTGGAAATGGCGGACAAGCTGCGCAAGCACGCCTTTGGGCAGCTGGCGGGGATAATCAAGGCCGGAGGCTTCGTATTTGAGGCAATGGAGGGATGAAATGGACGAGCTGCTGTTTTTGATAACCACGGTATTTACGAGAGGCGGGTTCACGGTGGAGCCGGAGAGAAGCGGCATTGAGCTGTGGAAGCGCGGGGATGTAAGATATGCGATCCCGAAGATCAAGAGGATCGGGGCATCGGAAGGCGTAAGCGGCAGAGGGCAGTATCTGGGCTGTGAGGTAACGGTGGATGCAGAGGTGAGGTGCTACGGCACCGACTGCGGATATGCTGACGGAGATCATTTGAGAGATCTTATAGGCGGGGTAGGACAGATACTGCTGCTGATGCACGGAAAGAACGTGAAATGGATAAGCTCGGGCGAGGTGGTGAGAGACCCGGTCACGGGGAGGAACGTTATCACGGTGACGCTGGAGCTGAAGGGCTATGAGGATGTGGAGGTAGAGAGCGATGAACAGTGACAGGAACGCTCTGTATGCCGATCTGGGCAGCGGGCAGTTTGAGCTGGACAGGCTGACGGTAAGCTTCGGGACGGTGATATCTGAAGTAAGGCTGCTCAACGGGGGCAGTGACAGAAGGGTCATCGGAGGGACGAAGAGGATGGTGCTTGAGGGCAGGTACGGTATTGCCCGGGACGGCACATTTTTCAGAACGATGATGAGGGGGCTTGAGGGGTCGGCGGTCACCAATGCGGTGATAGGCGGGGTGACCTATGCGAGCCTGTATGCTGAAAAGGCGGTGCTTACCGGGACTGATGACAGCGGCATCGGGAAATTCACGGTGACGCTTTGTGAGCTGTAGGGAGGCGGACGATGAGCGATATATGCAGGCTTAGATTTGAGCTGCGGGACGGCTCTGTGCAGCTGATAGAGAAAACCGTGAAGCTAAGGCTGTACAAGGACAGATATTCGGCGGCGGCTGTGCTTAGCGGCAGGGCGGTCTGGGACGGACAGGTCGGGGACGTACTGGGGATAACGCTGGCGGCCGACGGACACACTGTGCATAGAGGATATGCGGAATACATCGTATCCGAACAGAAAAACGGGCGGACGGAGGTAAGCTTCAGCTCGCCGGGGTGGAGCAGGCTGCTGGCGCAGAACGAGCCTGTTCCGGGGCTGAACTATGATGTCACGCTGGAAACGCTGATACAGACAAACGTCCGCATTCCCTATGTTACCTGCGAGAGTGGAACGCAGCAGGTCAACTATGTTTATGTGAAGGAGCATTCGACGATATGGGATGCGATAACGGCCTATTCGCGGAAGGCCTACGGGACATTTCCGTACATTAAGGGAACCAACGAGGTGACAGTTCAAGTGCCGGCGGGGGCGATCAGAGCCTACGGGCCGTCGGACATCATCGGGTTCGGGACGGCTGTTGACAGGCGGACGGCGCTTTCAAAGGCATACATGGCGGACATTGACGACCAGTACAGCTACTGGGCGGAAAACCCGCAGGCGGCGGCTGACAGGCTTGTGAGGGAGAGATACTTCCCGCTGGACAGGCAGTGGCTGGACAACCCCTCGGAGGGGCCGGCGATAAGGGTCGATCTTTCAAAGAGGAGATACTGCGTCTCGTATGTAAGGTTAGCGGGCTACCGCAGGGAGGAGCTGTTCGACAACTTTTCGGCCTTTTCATCCGGCAGGAGCCTTGCGGGGAGGATCGGAGGCGTTGAGGTCATTTTTGAAAAGGGCAGAGCGGTGACCACTCTGTACGTTATGGACTGACAAAAAAGAGAGCCGGTCGGAGCGTTATGCTCCGGCCGGCTTTTTGGCGTGCTTGTGTGCGGGGTCAAGCTCAATTTGAGCTTGACCCCGCACACAACACGGTAAACAGGTGTCAATATTTGACTACTGTGCCTTCGGTGATGTTTTGGATCTTGCAGTTGACTGCCTGTTTCAGTGAATGGATCTTTATGCTGCCGCTGGTGACGGTGACGCCGGAGGTGGCTTCGATGCCGTTGCCCTGGGCGTTCCGGACATCAACGGTAGTATTCTCGGCGGTGACGACGCCTCTTGAGGCATCGCCGCCGACGTCGATGACCGACTTGATGCCGTCCTTGCAGGCGGTGATAAGGATATTTCCGCCGGTGAGCTGGACAGAGTCCTCGCCGTAGAGGGCTGCGCCCTTGGCGCTTAGCTCGTACTCGCCGTTCTTGATACGGAGGTCATTTGAGGTCTTGATAGCGTGCTTGGTGGAGCCAACTACCACAAGCTTGCCCTTGCCCTTGATCGTTAGGTCATCCTTGGCGGAGATGCAGGCGTTGGTATCGCTGGCGGCGCTGTCGGTGAAGGTATTGGTGCTGCCCTCGACGAGGTGGAGGGTAACGCCGTCGGCCTGGAGGACCTTCAGCGGAGCGCTGGCGGAGCAATTGACGGTAACGCCGTTGAGGTAGATATCCACCTTAGCCTCCTTGGGGGCGTTGACGATTATCTGGCCGTCGTCGAGCGTGCCGGTGAAGGTATATTCACCTGCTGCGGTAACAGTGACGGTGCTGCCCTCGGCAGACACACCTGCGGCGCCCTCGCTTACAGCGGCGGAGGTGCCGTTGAGGGTGACGGAGGCTGAATTTGCATCGGCGGTCTCCTTGCTGTCGTCCTCGGCGGAGGCAGCTTCTGACGAAGCGGGGGAAGCACTCTCTGCTGTGCTTTCGGCTGAATCTCCGGCGAGGCTGGCGGAGGAATTGTCTGCTGCGGATTCATTGGTATTTATCGAGCAGCCCGATGCTGCGGTCATAGCGGCAGCCAGCAGGGCGGCGCAGAATAATTTGATCTTCATAGCTATTCTCCTGTAAGAAAATTTTCCTTATTATACCACAATTCCCCGGGTGTGTCAAGCAAAAAGCCGCAGCATCTCTGAGAGATACTGCGGCGGGGATCGCCGGATCAGTCCACCTTATTATTGGCGATAACTGTTGCGACCAGATTGCTGGGCAGCTGATCGTATCTTGCAAGCTCCATAGAATAGGAGCCGCGGCCCTGTGTCATCTGACGCAGCACCATAGTGAAGTCGGCCATTTCGGCCTCGGGCACTTCAGCGACGACCTCGGTTAGGCCTTTCTTTGCGGCGGGGTTCATGCCGAGGACTCTGCCGCGGC